CCCACGTTGCCGTGATATACGGCAAGATACGCCATGAAGTGATAGAAGAAATTGCGGTATGTCCTGTATGTCGTGTCTTTCACATCACGGCATCGGGCAGTGCATGACTGATAATACTTTTCATACTTCGCCCGGTTGTCGTCGCTGATCAGGGACAATATGTCGTCGGTGAAGTATTTTATTCTTGTTACCGGCATGACTATCATCCTTTCTGTTCAGCGTTTAATGCTTAAATCGTTCATTTGATGGATAGAGCTGCTGGATAGAAGAAACGTTTGTTTCAATCGATTCCCAAATACGCCGCAATATAATTAATTTTTTCCGTCGTCGACATTTTATCGAACGGCTTAACTTTGTCCGCTTTAACTTTTTTCTTGCGTTCGGCTTCCTTTGTCATCTTCTCTGCGATTTTTAACAGTTTTTCGTTATTGTTCATATTTCCACCTCGAAAGCTGTCACCAACGCGTCGATGATTTTCGTCTGCTCCTGCTCGACGGTTGCCACGCGTTCCTCGATCGGTTTCGACGGTTCGGGGCAGGCTAATAAATGTTAACCTACCACGCAACAAAATCATTATTTTATTCAATGCCGAGTAATTTTTCAATCCTTGTCAACCTTTCATCGGTTGTCAACTTTTTTACCTTTTCTTTTTCGGCATATTCTTTTTTAATCTTAACTTTACGGTCGTTTTCAGCGACTATCTTGTTTGCCAGTTCTTCCAATTTTTCTGCATTGCTCATATCAGTGACCCCACAATTTCTATAATTCCGTCTGTTTTTTCTTCAACAGCAGTAACACGGTCTTCGAGCGTTAACGGCTGTTCCTGTGATCCTTCTTCGGCGTGTGGCGTTTCTATTGGTACATCTTCCTGCGGCGGCAGGTCATACACTTCCGCGCCAATGAAAATATAGTCGCCTTTGTCAACAGGCGGTAACTGCCTGACCCCTTGCGTCAACTGATTGAATCCGGGCAGAGGCGCATATTTTATTTCTTTTTCTTGCATATCTACTTATTACCCCTTTCGCTTTCTTGATAGTTGCTGTTGGCTTAACCACACTGTGGTAAAATTTGTAGCTGTTCGTATGCTTTATCCATCCCCAATACGATATAACTGCGCAGGCATCCCTGTAACATAAATAACCTTTGCGCTTAATTTTTCGCATTCGTCTACGAATACGCAGACTATTTCGTTTTCTCAAAATGGTTTTATAACGATAAAATCTCATTCCGAGAAAATCAATATCACGTTTGTCTGTACGAAAAACCTGCCAGTTCCCTTTAAGAGATAGTTTAATGCTTTTTAAATATTCGCTTATTGATTTGCGTATTGCGTGTAACTTCCTTTTGTTTGCTCCGAGTATTACTAAATCATCAACATACCGGATATAATGCACTGCACCAAGATTTTCTTTAATATAATGGTCTAATCTTTCAAGAAAGAAATTCGAGAACCACTGACTTGTATAATTACCTATAGGCAATCCGACTGCGCTGTCTATAATTGTGTCAATCAACCACAAACATTTATTATCTTTGATTTTTCGGCGAAACATACTCTTTAATATTTCGTTGTTTACGGAGGGATAATACTTGGATATATCCATCTTCAAACAATATTTTGTATTTCGCTTATCCGTATCAAGCCATCGTCTTAACACTTTTTGCCCGTAGCCTGTACCTCTTCCGGGAACACTCCCGCAATTATATTGATACATGCTTTTCATCATTACAGGTTGTATTTGCAAAATCAACGCCCAATGTATTATTTGGTCAGGGTAGAAATTCGGTTTATAAATGTTACGTTCTTTACCGCTTGAACCGTCAAATATTTTCTTCACACTGTACGGGGATGGATTATATGTACCATCTATCAACATAGTTCTGACCGATTCCGCGTAATAATCGGAATTGTTTAATACTCGTTTTACATATTTGTGATTGCGTTTTCCTTCTGATGCTTTTGCCATTGCAGTTCTGATGTTGCTTATATCACATATCTTGTCAAATAAAAATCCTATTCGTTTCATGTTATTCTTTCTTATTAGCCTCATGGTGTTTCGACTACGCTACTAAACCATGCTCTTTACGGCTGAATTTTCACCAAGGGGTGCGGAAGATAGGATGCTATGAAGCATAATATTCTAATAAGAGTCTGCCTGCCGATGTTCAGATTCGCATTCGTGGAAGAATTGTTCAGGTTCCAGTTCGAAATCCCTGCATTCGTGCCATTGTTCCAGTTACCTCCGAAGTGAGCAAGCGCGCACCCTAAATCCCTTTTAATTATTTAAGACCTTGGAGGGTAAACCCTCCAAACCTCCCTAAAGAGGTTTTTTAACAAGCCGCCCGCCGACGTCCAGAGTCGCATTCGCGGAAGAAAAGGACAGGTTCCAGT